TTGGAAGTGCGCTGCTGTAAATATCATCTATTCTTTTAGCGCTATCTCGATCAGTGCTTTTATCTCTTCGATCTCTTGCTTTAGGTTGTAGCGTTGCTTGCTGTCCGCTATTAACACCATAGTTTTTAGCAGACGCTTGGCTCGTTCCAAAGCTATCTTTCCCTCGTCTCTCATTTGCCTTCCTCTTTCCGCATACAAACTTAATTTGATATTTTTTGCTTAATGTTAATACCTGCCTGTATGGTATATCAAGTAGAGTGGATGTCTCTCGTATAGTCAGACCCATCTCTGCTGCGTTGATACACTTGCTTAAACTCATTTGTGCTTTTTGCATGTGCGCCTCTTGTTAGATAAAAAAAGGGACAGCCCGAAGGCTGCCCAGTTACAGGAGAACACCTCCTTTCTAGAACGGTATGTCATCACCTTGCAAGGGGTCAGCTGTTGGCTTGCTGCCACCTGACATCTTGTCGCTTACTTGGAATGACATATAAGGTTTACCATCCTTCATCTTCTTCCATCCGGCAAGACGTTTGTCGTCACCAAGTGGACCGCTGTAGTCGGGAGCTGACTCATTCCCTTTCTTATCGTTGTCAAAGAACACGCCAATTTTTTCGTACATCTCAATGATAGGCTTGCCGTCACGGGTCTGGTCTCTGACCAGCATCACCTTCTTGTCTGCGCCTTCGACGTTGAGCTTACCTTGCAGGATCATCTGCTGCGTAGGGAATGGGGTGAAGGCTGCGCCTCGGTTAGTGTCGTCATAATCTGCCATGCTTCTGGCTCCTTTAAATTAAAAGGGGAATTAACCCCTTTGTTACCACCCGCTTGGTGCGGATGTATCTCCTGATGTTAAGCCCTTCGTGACTTGAACACCGCTTGATTGCTTGGCGGCTATGTTGCCGTCATCATCTTCTGTTGCAAGGCAAGCCATACCTAGCAAGCCGTAGCGTCTAGCGTAGGTTATAGCGCTGCCTAATCCCTGCATGTCCTGCTTACTCAAGACTAAGTAAACCTTGCTTGAGAAGGCTTCTCCTGAAGTGTGAAGTAGCTTTGTTTCTACATACACACCCAGCTCGTCACGACCACAGGGTTGCATAACTACGAACCCGTTCTCTTGGAACACGCTTGACGTAGCGTCAATCACTGCCTCGAGTGAGGCGTAACGGTTCTTGAAGTGTGGGTTCACGCTGTCTTTCTTTACAGATTCCATAGCTTGCTGCGCTTTGAGCAGAGCCTTGATTGCTGTGTCAGTCATTTCTTGGTCTCCCTTTGTTTATCCATTCTTGTCGATCTTTATTGTAGAAAATTGACTCTGCCATACTTAATCTTCGCCATGGTGGATTTTCATATCCCGCGAAAACTTCATCGATGCTTTCACATTCATGTAAAAACAAATGAGGTGTGTAATCATTTCTTGTTTTGTTCCATACTGGACTATGTTTTTGAATTAAATTTTGCTCACAAACGTAAGCATCATTAATAGATTCAAACGGTTGATAAAGAACATGATTACTAGAATCAGCAAAGGGTCTATCATTTGCTTGATGCTGCCTCACTCTTTTCTTAACATTCTTAGAGTATCCAATATAGGTTGGAAACAATTGATACTTAGGGACAAAAGCGTACACTCCTATCATGTTGTTCTCCTTGTTATTCGGATGGTTCCGCGCTGTTGTTTTCTCTTTTTTCTTTAACCATATCTGTCCAAAGTTTATTTGTTTTCCACTCTGGCTTCAGGTGTATTTCTGGCAATACCTCTTCAAGTACTAGCTGAACTACAAGGTATATTGCATTTGCAAAGCCTTGACTTGGTAGGTTTAACAAGTGTGCTTGTTCTCCATCACCTTGAACTAAACTTTCTATCTGAGAAAATGTTTCATCCATAGCCTCTTGAAGATGCCAAAGCACTTCTTGCTTTGTAAGATATTGTATGGCTCTATCTGAAACTAAGTCTCTTACCTGATGCTCCATTGCGCACCATAGTTCATTGTCAGTAAACTTAACTTCTTGAGTGCTTGTAACTTCAGCCATTATACTGTCCTCCTTGTAATGCGAATGGCTCCGCGCTTGTCACGTTTAGCTGTAAGGTGATCGCAGTAAACTTCACGCTCATTGTCGCCAACCATACTTTTAATTTGTTTCTTGGCTGACTCAAATGCTTTAGCGTCTGCTTCTAAAGTAACGTAAGTGTAGGCCGCGTCATTGAACTCGTTGTCTGTGGTTGCATCGCGCTTGACCATGTTGTCCACCGACACCTTGTCAATGCTAAGTTGTATCGGCTGGTCATTACCAACTGGCTCTTCATCGCGAAGAACGTAACCCCAGAAGTCCGACACCACTGACCACATAGAATTGAAATACTCTTCGTTGCGCCTGACATGAGCTGACTCCCATTTGTTGTTGCCAAAGATAACAGATAGATGCGCACCTTCAGCCTTGGCTAGGTGAATGTATAGCTGTAGCTGCGGCATGTAATACTCGATAACTTTATCCAAAGTATTATAAGCGTTGGTGTGCTTGGCTTCTACGATAGAGTCTTCGATAGAGTCACCAACTATAGCATCTACTGTACCCTTGACCGGGACTGATCCAATCGTTTCTTCAAATGATTTCTGGAACCCTGTCAGAGTGCAGTCATACTCATTGGCAAACCATCCTAGGTTAAAGTCCTCAGTGTACACGCCCATCTGCACTGCGATATTGCGAGACAAATCTTCAGGCTCAACCCTGCCTGTCTTGACCTGCCATAAATCCAGCCAGTTCCCCTGCATTATTTTTACGCAGTCGGAACCACCGATGAAACCCTTACGTTCCATGTTGTTCTCCTTTGTTATTTGATAGTAGCCTACTGCTTATGTGCAGTTAAAGCAATATGAAGTGACGTAACGTCATTCATACTTTCCATACTTCTCAAAGTCTTCTTCAGTGAGGTGTTGGAATTTCTTGAGTCGCTGCTTTGTTAGGCCCTTGAGGTATGGCTCACCGACTGCTTCGCCATTGCGAATGCGATCTGCTATAATCTTATCGCTGTCTAACACATAGCCAGACCTCTTGTATTCACGGGCTTGAACGGGAGAGCTTGCGGCTTTGGCGACATGCGCGTCCCATATGGACGGGCGCGCTGCGTCACTGAGCTTGGTTGTTTTGTATGTCATGTGCGTACCTTCGATGGGCTGTAATACTGTGCAACACGAGCGCCGCTGGCAGTCTTAACCATTACCTTGTCGATCTCCATGCCCTCGTCTTTGAGGTCTTTGATTCGCGCTGCTAATCTAAAGCATCCGAATGTTTGCAGTGCATCAATTGCTGTGATGCGATAGCCTTGTTTGAGATATGCTTTGATCTCGTCTGTTTGTTTTATAGTCATTGTGTTCTCCTTAGATAAGTTTTTCTGCTGCATAGAGAGCAATCAGTGTGGCTTCTGCTCGGCCATCATCCTTTACTCTAGCAAATAAATGAGCGTAGTGCGGAAGACGTTGCGTCACTAGCCCACGGCTCACGCCTTTGTCCCTGTTCAAGCCGAAGTGTTTCTTCCACACGGCGGGACTGACGTATTGGATGGGCAGCTTACATGCTGCAATGCCCATCTCTATTTGTCCGTAGCCCTGTCCAAAGCGGAAGGTACTACTGACACCCTGCCCCGGCATGGCCGAGACACGTTCAACTACTGCAAGGCAGGACTCGTCTGCCTCGTTGCTTAGTATTCTTAGTAGCTCATGTAAGTTAATTAAAGTTTTACCCTTGGGGTTCTTGAGAGTTGGCATGTCATAGCACTCGAGCTTGCCTGTCTCTGTCCAATATAGGCTGACTGCTCCTGTATATCCGGGGTCTATTCCATAGATGAGCATGTCATTCTCCTTACCAGTCGGTTGACGGCTTTGCATTTGCCTTGATGCTAGATTCCCACTCGCCTGCCTGTATCTTGACGGCAGGTTTCTTCATTCGTTTCTTGTTTGGTTTTGTTTTTGACGTTGGCTCTTGCCATTTGTCGTTGACGTAGCAGCTCATGCACACATACCAGTGCTTCTCTGTTGAGCGGCCGCTATTTATTTTGAGTACTGCAACATAGAAATGAGTGGCTACTTTACATGCTACACATAGAATTGCTTTACCTTTCAGTGACTTCGATGTCATAGCCCAGTGCATCCAGCCAACAGATCAGCATAAACCCAGAGGGTATTCGTTTGTGTGTTTCCCATTTGTGTACCAGTGATGCTGTGCATCCTATTTTATGTGCTAACTTTTCTTGACTT